GAATGACCAAATCAGAACTGCTGCGACTGATGCGGCTGTTGTCCGCCATGGAGTCGGTAATGCTTGCCAAGCTGGACACACCGGCCTACCTGCACGACGAACTGTGCGAGCTTGTCACGCTACTGGAGCGGGAGATTTTGAAATGACGTATCAAGAATGGCGACACGCGCATGCCTTCCGCATTCCGCAGAAAGCATTGGAAGACCTCGATGCGATGATGGCTGCGCCATGTGACAGTTGTAAACACTGCACAGTGAATGGCGATGTTCGCAGTTATGAATCTGACTGCTTTGATTGCTCTAACTATTACGGTTCACGTTTTGAAGCGAAAGGCGCAGCATGAAAACAAACATTGAACTGGCGCGTCAGTGCCAATTATTGGACGGCTTGGCGGTTGTACCTTCACAAGTTGACCGCTACACAGCCGCAGTAGAAGCCCGCATGATGGCGAAGCTGCTGGAAGGTGCGGGGGAGCCAGCCACATTTAAGCCGCTGGGCACAGTGTACCGGTGGACAGCACTCAAGGACGGGAGATTGGTCTATCAGTACGGCGAAGACGGTTACCCGCAACTGTTTGCAAAAACCGCCGTCAAGCTGCCAGAAGAACCGGAGCCAGCGCAGGAGCCACTGACAGGTGCGGAGATTGAAGACTGCATGAAAAAAGCGTATGCAACATTGGGAAAATCGCGTAATTTGGAGCATGTTTTTGCAAGAGCTGTCGAAGCAAAACTGCGCGAGAAAAACGCGGCACAGCCAGCGCAGGAGCCGCTGACGAATGCGGGGCCGCAATGTGAATGCCATTGGTGCATTACAAAAAAAGATTTGAGAGATAGACTCTCGGGCTTTCCTTTGAACATGACCAAGATGATTTTGTGCCCGTCCTGTGGCAACAAACGATGTCCCAAGGCGAGTGACCACCGTCTTAAATGCACTGCCAGCAATGAGCCCGGACAAGTTGGGAGCGTTTACGGCATCGGGGGCAAAGCATGATCGCAACAAGCCCACTAACAGGGCGCATTTACTCTGGAAAAACCAACAATGCCGGTGACTGCTTCATTGGTAAGAAGCATGACGTTACCGGACAGGTGTTGAAAGCTTTGATTGATAAAGCCTCATACCACGGAGGAGAATTTCTTATTGAAGGCGGCGGCAAGAAATGGGAGGTCACCGTAAAGGAACAAGTCAGCGGCATCGGGGGCAAAGCATGACCACACTAAGACAACTTGCAGAGGCTTGGATTCAATGGCACTGTGAAACTGATGATCTACGGTTTGAAGGTGGTTCAAGCAATACGAATAAGGTCATGCGAGCATATGTAGAAGCCGCAAACCCCTCCGCTATCCTGGACCTGCTAGACACGATTGATGCACAGCGAAAGGTAATTGATGCTTTTCATCAAAATAACTTTATGTCTGTTCGGAGTGAACAAAACACATTATTGGACTCTGTTTTTTCTGAGATTGACGAACAATTAAAAAATATGGAGCGTGCATTCACGCATCTGGAGGCGACGAAATGAGTGTATGGCTTATTTTTTGCATTGGATTCCTATGCGGATTTTTCCTAGCAGTAGCAATCGCATGGATTATTTTTTTAAAACTGGCGGAATGTATTCCGGTGTTCAAATGAGCGTATTCGATTGGCGCGGTCCATCTCAAATAGCCCAAAAGCTGCAAAACGATGCACTCGCTGCAACGAAAAGCAAGTCAGGCTGGAAAGCTGATGGCGGCCGGTTCTACGGAATCTCAACTAAAGCTGACAGTATGGTTCGAAAGTTCCAAAAAGAAAACCCGCAGCCGGTTAAAACTGCGGGTCAAGGCTCTCAACAACGGGAGCAGGAGACAAATGGATGATATCAGGGTTTAGGGCGATAGCAAGCCCTGTAGCTTGTTAACGGGCTGACCATTGCGCTCTAGGATGTTCAGCAATCCTTCGTTTCCGGGAAATACGACGAAGTTAGAACTTCCAGCGCCTGCACCGCGTGAGCCGCCGTCTAGGTAGCGGATACCGGGGATACCAAGTGATTTTAATTTTTCCGCTGTTTTTGCAGAAGCTTTGCCATCGCCAATAGATTCATACAAACCCTTTCCCAAAACTCCACCAACTTCACCATTGGGGTCTGTTATGCCGTGTTGTTTGGCAAGGGATTGAAGCTCGGGAGATTGAAGGTGTAGCGGTTTATCCCAATCCAGCATCTTTGCAATGTGTTCGTCGGGTAAGTCTACTTTGTAGAGGGATGCAGGAGCATTTTTATAAAACTCAGACTCATTAATCAATGCATCAGAATTGGTTTTTGGATCAAAAGAGTGAAATGTTCCTTTAGAGTCATTTTTCATAAAGTATTTTCCATCGTCAGAAAAATACCCTGCACCGCTCAATTTGTCACGGTAACCTTTTGCCACATCCGGCGTTTCCGCAAAATACAACCCATGCCCATAAGCCTGTGCACCTTCACCCGTGCCAATCTTTGACGCGTCAAACTTGTCGAACTTGTGCGGGGAACCGTGCCACACAATAGCGTTTTGACGTAGACCAGCCTTGTCCATGTATTGCTCAATGTTCTTTCGAGCAATGTTCATTGCATGGTCATCAATGGACAGCAACCCCTTAGCCGCTGCCGCTGCACCCTGTTTTGTCGCGGACATCGGTGCGAGTAAACCTAGCGTCTCACCAGCCATCGCAGACGGGCCGGGTTGCACTGCTGCCGTTAATCCGTTTTGGCGCATCCAATCGCTGCCCATCGTTGGGTTTTCAGGGATTGGCACACCGGCTTTACGGAGTAGCCACGCCGTTACATCGACGGGCATGGAGACATTTTCAGCAAGGGTATTGCTTGTTGATTGCAGCAGGTTCTTGGCGTTTTTGCCAACGTCCACCCGGAATGTCGGGTCGTACAGTGCGTCTAGTAGTCCCATGATTACCTCGCAGCAACGCCGTTAATCTTTTCCATCGTTCTCAATCCGCCAAGCCCGAGCATTCCCATTAGTACGGGCATCATTTCGGATATGTCAGCCGGTGACATTTCCAGGGGGTGCCCTAGGTAAGCCGCAACGAATAGGGCGATTTTCAAGCCGATCCAGTTCCACGCACATGCAGCACCGCACACCCAGCCAATGAACGGGCGCCAGCCTGAGACAAAGACAGAGGGGTTAGCCGCCTCGACTTTGTTTATTTCTAATTGACAAGCCATTGCAGCCAGTTCGCCGGATTGTTGGAGCTTGATAAGTTCCAGCTTGGCAGTCGCCGCTTGTGTCGGGTCAGGCCAAATCCGGTCTATTACTTTGCCGCCAATGTCGAGCAATGCGGTAACGGGGTCTAGTGCCATTCAAGCCTCCACAATCCCGGCGTGTGTGCCGTCTTTGTTGATCGTGATGATGCGGTTAATCACCTTGTCAGGGATGCGCGTAGAAACGTGAATCCACGATTCAAACTCATAGATGATCTGCCCAATGCCAAGCATAGACATTGCTGGAGCAAGTTCCCGGCAAATGTCGTAAGGACTGCCAAACGCGGGAGCTTTGAAGTCGCACGCCATCATCTTGATATGGTCGGACGTCTCAGAGCTTCCGATTGCTTTGTTAAGCTGTGGGCAGCGGTAAGCGCTGGTAATGATGACGGGGCAAGGCTTTGCAAGTCGGTCGGATAGATAGCCGCGAATGGCTTCCATCATGTCCGCCGTTTTCTTTGCTTCGGCCAGTAGCTCAATCGGTAGATCGTTGTTAATGCACATCCTCGCCGCAGTGTCCGAGCATGTGAACTCGTCCAAATCAAAGTGTGCCGATAGTTTCATCACATCCCCAATTCAAGATGACGGAATTTCCACGCCGTTGAAATAACGTACAGCGCACCAAAGAACGAGATCCACTCTAGTTGCGAAGGCACATCGTTAAACAGTGACCACCAAGCCATACCCACACAACCCACACAGACGCCAGACAGACTAACCCGCTGTAATAGCGTGTCATGAAATTTGGCGGAGAAAATGGCATACCCAGCCCCTGCCGACATGACCAATAAACTACAAATGGTCAACATATCACACCCCCAACTTTTTGCGGATAGCTTTAACGACTTCCGCCCAAATCTCAGCGATCGGTGTCGCTTGTATTAGCTCCCATAGCTTTGCAGTTACTGCCATGCCCAACATACCCACCAGAAAGCCCGCTACGCCTTCGGGGAGTCCAAGGCGTTGTGCTATCCATGGAGAGATATAAAACGACATGACAGAGCCGCCCATCGCCATTGTGATGCGCTCGAACCATGTGCCTTTGATGAAATTGAGGGAGATAACCGCGCCAGCAATTCCGCTTAGCTTGGCTATCCATACGTCAATGGGTATGTGATCTATCACAGGTCTTTTCCTCGTGAGTCCATCCAGCCGAGGGTAGCAAGATAAATAACACCCGTATTGAATTCACGGTGTCTTACTTGCCCGCTGGTATTTGTCCAACAATCAATCTGCACCCCGATAGCTTCAGCGCCAGGGTCTGCTGTCATGAATGCAGACATAAGTGGAGAAACGGAAGTTGAAGGTGCCAAATCGGTCAAATCTGGATCGCTGACATATGTTCCGATGCCTGCCGTTCCTGAGCTTGTCCCGCCAAAATTGAAAAATGCTTTCATTTTCCGACCGGAAGGCACAGAGCAAGTTAACAAAGCAGCCGTAGTGCTTCCTGCTGAGCTGTAATCAAGTACAGGGCTTGCCCAATAGAAGTGGTCACCAGTTTGCTTAAATGGCGTCCAGACTGATGCGCCCATGTAGGTCGCGCCAATGTACCGATATTGCGTGTAATTTGTTGGCAAAGTAGGTGCAGACGATGACAGCGAGAAAATCGCATCTACGACGCCGGTATCGGGTCTGCGGATGATGTACCAGTAGTACCACGTATTTGTGGAATAGGTGCCGGTATCAAGCCCACCACTACCAGAACCAACAGCCCATGCACTGCGGGTTTTTTGAATGCTGGAGGATAACGTCATCAGCACAGCGTTTGTGCTGTCTGCACACTGCCCCGCAGCAATGGTCGTGGACGTTGTCGCGTATGTCAACCCTAAGCCAGAGAGGTAAGACCTCATGATAGGTATTGCCGTATTCACAAATGCAGTTGTGGCAACCTTTGTGCTGTTATCGCCAGCAGATTGGGTTGTTGCCGTCACAGCACTGAGGATGGTTCCAGTGACGTTATCAGCGTTGAGTGCCGATTGCGCTTTAGGCATTGCTGAATTGACGTAAGTCAGCACACCATACAGCACAACCGACAAGCCAGAATCTAGTCCACCGGCATCGCTCACAACCGTTACTGTGGTGATGCCAGCAGAGTAAACGCCCGTGGTGATCGTGCTGTAGATCGTTCCGCCGCTGTTGGTCGTTTGCAGTCTGCGGCCAGTGCTGAAAATGCCAGTTTGGTCGCCAGTAACAGAAAACTGCGTTGCGCTGATGTAGGTAGCTGTTCCGGTAAACGTCACCCATTGACTAAGCGGGGTGGTCACATCATTTACGCCGCCGATGTTGTCAAAGGTTTTCAGGGTTGAACCAGAGGAATCCTGAATAATCAGCTTGTAACTTACCCCCGTTGCCAGCCAAAGAGGGCTTGGCATGTAACCCAGGCTGTCCAAAATAATCGGGTTAGATTGCGGAGTTGTTCCGCTTTGGGTCGTGTACGTTGTTGCTGGGGTGGAAGTTCCCGCCAAATAGGTATAAACTTTCCCTGCGTTTAGCGGGTTCCCATTGGCGTCAAAAAATTGACTGTTGATTGGGCTGAAATAATTCATTGGAGTACCCTTGGACTATATTGAATTTATGTTTTGGAAGGCTGCAATCATTTTGGTGATTATCGCAGTTGTGGCATTTTGGCGAGGGTTTACTGGTAGGTAATCAACGGCGCAACACGATAACCACCTGATTGAAGCGTTTTCATCAATTGGTTATTCAATATCGGTGTTGGCTCATTGAGAATCAGTTGTTTGGCAAGATTGCTATTCAAAGCCATATTTGCCGCCCGCCCAGTTGTTGCGCCTGTTGCCAATGCTGGCGCTCCAGACATTCCCAAAGTAATCAAACCAGCCGCCGCCCGTTGTGCTGCGCCGTGTGCCCCTTCGCGTGGGCGTACAAACTGAGCCGCAACATCTGCAACATCTTGCAAAGATTGATTGCCCATCGTGTCCATATTGGCAATTCGAGCTGCTGACAGTTCGCCTTTTGAGCCATGCATGCGCTTTGCCAAAAACTGAAAATCAAGCATGTTCCCGTATTGCTCGCGCAGCTTGGAGAATGCTTGTGCATCTTCGGGGCCAAGTGAGCGATTAAGAGCGCTCATAAGCGTTTTCTGTAGCTCTTTGGCATGGAATGCGTTAGGCGCGTCTGATTCAGCTATGCGGTCAAGATCACGCTTGATGACGTATGCGGCCTTCCCATCAATTACCCCGTTCTGCCCTTTTTCAAGCATTTGGGCAATCTTGGATTCAATGGGCTTGAGCGCATCGCGTCCTAGTTCACTCTCTGCCTTGTTATAGACATTGGCGAGGTCTTCCATCAATTGCTTGTCAACATTGACGCCGGTATTGGTCAACGTCTTTTCAAACTGAGCGCCAAGGCTATTGCGAGCTTGCCCTAATGCTGTTGTCAGGTTTGATGAATCTTGTCCAAATGTGCGAGATGCTGCCCGATTCAATTGGGCATTCATTGCTGTTTCAGTTGCAGCGCGACCACTAAACGGAACATAGTTCAAAGCTGCGGCAACTGCATTCAATGGCCGACTATCAGCCAATCGGTCAGCAGGAACCTGCACGCCCATTGCTTGCGCTTTTTGATAAAGATCGCGCACTTCGGGAGCCACATCGCCGCGTAATGCGTTGCCAACTTTACCGGCACCCTTGGCAAGACCAGCCCCGACCACCGGAAACATGCCGCCAATTACAGCGCCCATGCCTGCATCACTAGGGTTTATCAGTCCAGCAGATGCGCCACCCACAGCAGCGCCACCCAATGCACGAGCAGCAAGCCCACCAGCACCCGTAGCACCACCGGCAGACATGCCAGCAGTTCGTAGTGCTTCGATTACCGGAGCAGCTTTGGTAGCAACCCCCGGAATGAGCGACGCACCACGCGCCAGCACACCGCCCACGCCAGCCGTGCCAGCAATTTCAGCGCCGAGCTTGCCAGCCGTTTCCAATGGAGCCGATACGCCCAAGCCTTCGTTAAGTTGGTCAATTGCTTGTCCTATGGATTTACGCCGCTGTGCACTTTCCTCTGCCGTGTCGCCGCCTATTGCGTTGGGCAATACTCGCAGGATGGTAGAGCCAATCTCACCGGCACCACGCAAGGCACCAGACATAAGACTACCCATGATGGGTGTTCTGGATTGCTTTGTTTGACCCAGATACGCATCAGGATCAAAAGGCTTTTCAGCCAAATATGCGTCAGGGTCAAATGCTGCCATTTACATCCCCAGTTTCTTTTTGATTGCCGCCGCCCTTGGATCGCTAGGGTTTGAGTTTGCCCAATCTAGGGCTTGTTTATCCGGTCCAGAAAGCTGTGCAGTATTAGCAGCAGGCGTTAGTGGCTTATACGGCTTGCCATGCGCCTCAAGCACACGTTTTTCAATATCACCGGCAATGCGTTGCAATTCCTTGGCTTGATTCGCCATTGCTGCATTGCTTGTAAACGTAGAAGTCAGCTTTGTCGGGTCTTTGACAACTGCTTGCAAAATGTCGTAGTCAGGGCCGTTCAACACGCCCAGGTTGTACGCCTCTTTGGCTTGCAACATCATGTTGTTATAAGCATTGCCCATACCTGCCCGAGCATCAGGGCTTGCCATGTCAACCGTCCCGAAAGATTTCAACTTTGTCAGATAGTTGCCAACAGCATCCTGAAGGTTGCGCGTTCCGATAAGTTGCTTTTGTGCAGCTTCAGGCAATGGTTTATCAGCAGGGCCAATCGGAGCGCCACCCTGAGTCGCATGTTTGAATTCGCCGGTTTGCATATTGACCAACCCGCCGCGCTGTGTGTCGTATTGCCATTTGCCTTGGGCTAATGTTTCACGCGCCCGAGCATCAACCATGTTCTGACCGCGTAGCGTTGCCGCAACAGTGGCGGCATTGTCAGGGCTTTGAGTGTGCTTCACATCACTCAGAATGCGTTGTTGTCCAGTCAGTGGGTCAACCATCGCTGTCTGCGTTGTGCCGCCCAAATTGGATTGCTGCACCTTTCCTAGTTGGTCTTTGGCACTCAATACTGAGCGTACAGCCATTTCAGCCTGCTGCGCCACGTTTTCAGGGGTTAACCCTTGTTTGTATTGAACGACTTGCTCAGGCGTGAATATCTTGTTATTGCCAAGGTAATCCAGCACCGCATGAGCATTTTCAATCGTCGGGTTTTGGCGCACGAAGTTGAAGGCGTTGCCTGCCGTCTCCATGCGCTTTTGAACCATTTCAAGATCAAGCTTTGCGCTTTCACGCTTGTCTTTTTCAACAGCAGATTGAGCTTTTGCAAGTTCACCGGCGTTTTTCAAGTCGCCCACTTGCAATGCGGCTTTGTAGGGGTCAGCACCACCAGCCAGCAAATCACGCAGTTTGTTCTGGCGTGCGCGTTCCTCTTGCTGCGTTTGAAATGCTTGTTGCCCTTGCTGACCGGCAAGCTGTGCATTCTGAATCTGCAACATCTGCCCATAACGGGCCAGTTGGTTATCAGGCTCGGGTTGCTTGATCTGGCTGTAGATGGATGCGTCGATCATGAATTACTCCACAGCGCATAAGGGCTGTCAGATTGATAGCCTGAACCGTATGGATTGTTTGTGTACTGCGAGCCGCTGCGGTTCTGCAAGGCATTCAGAAACTGGTTATTCTGGTATGCACTAGTTCCTTGATTGATCGCATTTGACCATGCGTTGCCACCAGCAATAGCCGCTGCACCTTGAGCGTTTCCTAGCCCTTGGTAGATGTTGCTTAGGTTGTTTGCAGCGTTCTGCCCTGCTGCTGCTTGTCCAGCCGCAGAGTTTTGACCGACAGTTGACTGCCCACCAAGGAAGTTATAAAGCTGATTCTTGCTCGATTGGTCTTGGTTGAAAGCTTCATTGAACTTTGTTCCGGCGTAGTCCTGCCCGTACCGTTGAGCAGCTTTCAAGTTCGCACCAGAGAAATATCCACCGGCACCAGCAGCCTTTTGATCTAAAGCGCGTTGCCCTTCCGACAATCCGAACTGATAGCCCGGTGAACTGGTCAGGTCTGCGCCGGTGAATTTCTTTGTCAGGCTTCCGTAATCAGGGGCTTGCATATCGCCACCAATTCCCAAAGCCTGAGCGAGCTTGTTATTTGCAGCGAGGCCGGTTTGCGTCCACGGCATCAAATCCTGACGGGTTTGTGCGGCTTGTGCTTGTTGTGCTGATGCTGCGCGTTCTGCTGCTGCTGTTTGTGCCGCTGCTGCGCTTGATGCAGAGTCTGAGCCAAACATTCCACTGACAAACCCACCCAAGGCAGGGCCAGCAATTGCACCAGCGTCGTATTTGCGGCTGGATTTCTCAAGATAGCCCGAGGTAATGAACTCGGATGCTGTTGGGTCAAAGTCGCGCATGTTTTAGCCTTTCGCATTTATAGTGGATGCACTCACTGTCTGAGTGGGTTACCACAAACCCGAGCCGCCTAACAAAAGCGTGCCCTATTGTATTGGATTGACGAACTTTTGTCGTGCAATATCCATGTTTTTCAATAATCGGCTGAATTGTTCTCTCAATATCCTGCCGAGTTATCCACATTCCTGATGCTTTGATTCTGTGGCAATGCAATTCACTGCCTTTAATCAATGTTGCACCAACTATCTCTCCATGTCGCCGGATATAACTAACTTCCCAATCATCGGGAATATCCAAGCCGAGTACATTCACACAACAGCCCCTGAAGCATCTACCCAAACAACGGGGCTAGCGGTCTTGACGAAAACAGGTTTTCCCAAAGTCGTATCAAAGTACCGGCGACCAATCCAGATGTTGTTTGTTGGCCTTTGCGCGGTCGTTCCCGAGCTTTTGGATGCAGTCACTGCCGAATGTATGGATTGCACCCACTGAAGCCACCAAGGGGTGATAGACCCATCGGGATAGGTCACATTCCCTGATGTAGGTATATCAAAGGTGTTTCTCATTTGCCAAACACTCCCCATGCAGTGACGATCACGGGTTTAATGGGGTCAGTAATGCGGAACTTGAAAACCCAATCCCGAGCGCGTCCCAATCGATTCCATAAGGCACGCTGTTTATACATGCCGATCTTTCCGATGGATGCCCACAATTCAGCGCCGTAGGTTTTCCCACCATCGCGTGATATTTGCATCATGACTTTCGGGTCAGAGCCTTGTCCGTTTTGTAATCCGATTCCGGGCTCAAATTCAATCCAAAGCTGAGATATTCGCGTGAAGTCGCCAGCATCTTGGTGACGACAGATAATCTCTCGCGGTATGGTTGCGCCGTTATTGGTGTAGGTGGTTGCGCTGAGGACGTATATATTCCCGCTGACGTTATCTGATACATACGTCTTGTCAAGGAAGTTCACCGATATTTCAGCATTATCTCTGCCGGTATCAGTCCCAACTTTTGACCATGATTTGGATTGACCATCAAATAACCATGATTCTCCCGCTGTTGGGAAGTTAATCTGGTACATCGGATGACCGCCGAGCATATAACTAAACCCTGTCGCATCACTCACAACAGAGTATTGAGATATTGTGTAATCAAGCTCAGGCGTCGAAACTGGAGCCGATTGAAAGCCATTCATCACGCATATCTGAGATTGCCCAAGGCGGTTTTTTCTCAGAAAGATGATAGTGTTGTCAAACTTGCAGAGTGACCACCTCGCAGCCAATCCATATTCAATAGCCGCTGACCCAATGCGGGCAAACATAAAATCTGCTGAGTTTGAATCACCCCAAAATTCAGTCGTTTTATCGCCAAACAAAATAAGGTTACCCGTATCAACAAATACGCTCACCAAATCATCTGGATCGTTTTCAGCCGTGGCAAACTGTAATGAATCCCATGAAGTTCCATCGTAAACAGCGGATATATAGAACTGCCCCGTGTTGGGTTTGTTCACAATAAACACGCCATTCATGAAGGTAACGGTATTTCCTCCGGGGAAATCAGGGTCAGTTATTTGCCCGAAAACCATCGTATTGAAATTGTAGATATACCCGTTAGGGCCATCCACAATAATCAATTGAATACCGTTGTCAATCATGCTGACACGCCCGGCACCAGTAGCAAGATAACCGATGATCGTCTGGTTTCCTGCGTTATCCAAGCGGAAAAGCGTTCCACCTTGAACAACCCACAAATATCCCTTTGCTGGCCACATCCCGCGAACAGGAGCAGCGCCAAGGTTGGAAAACAGAATCTTTCCCGGTGTTGGGTAGAAGGCTAGTCCGTTCTTTTCTCCATCCGTCAGCACTTCGGCGTACATGTTCAACCGCTTCTGTGCGGTCACACTGACAGATTTACCCGTCAGCCCCAATCCAAAAAGTGGAATTGGCTTCATGTCGTAAACCGCCAGTTAATCAGTGAGTTGGACATGGGGATGCCGGACGGCATCGTCAGGCGTGGCACTTGAACATTAGTCCGCTTCAAGGCTTTGCGCGCCATTGATGCTTTGCGGGAAATGTCAGGAGACACAGCAACCTGATAATCTGGCCCAAGTTCTTCAGCAAGGGAATGAACAATGGCACGCTCATATCCTGGCGGCATGGTCAATGCATCCGTCAAGCTGGTAAACGATTGAAGCTGTTTGTTGCTTTGCAAGATCAGCGTCATGTCACCCGCAGGCAACGGCCACAGCGTCAACGCGATGTTGGGGTAAGTCGCCAGCACGTACAAATCAACAGGGATGCCCTGAATCTGCGTTTTAACGGGAATGGCGTTGTAATCGGTCAGCGTTGCAATGGCTAGCGGATAGCTCACGCCCTGATAAAGTATGTAGCTCGATTGAAGCACTTCAACCGGGCGAGCCGTGACAATATCACCCGTAGGGCCAACCGTCTTTTGATACACACCCGCAGCCAATGGGATGGTGTCAGACGCTTGAGCATAAATCAGCAGACTTTCGTTAGCCCATCCCTCAATCATTGAATTAAGGACAGCGAGGGCATCAGTGGATTCCTCTGCTGATGGTGTTTCACCAGCACTGTAAACGCCAAGCATTCGCAGGCTTCGCTTAATCATGTCCAGTGCTGTGGTCATTTCATTCCTTCGGAGGGCGTCCGCGCCGCTTGGGGACGTTCATCACTTTAGCCTCTTCATCGGCATCATGCACAATGACCGGCTCACTGTTTTCAGGTTTCACCCATTTAGGGTATTCCTGATATTCGTAAGAATCTTGTTCCATAGAAGAAGGGGGCCGTAGCCCCCATCAATTACAGCGTGGGATTCAGGCCACCGTAGGGGCCGAGGATCGCCCAATCAATCACAGTCGTAGCAGTGGCGTTGGCCGTGCCGTAGATCGTGAAAGAACCAGCGCCGGGAACGATACGCTCCACACGCAGCAAAGTGCCATCAGCAGCCGCCTGATTGATGACAGCGTAGATTTTGCTGTTGACGTCAACCAAGGGATTGGTCACTACAACAGACGAGGAACCCGCAGCGATGGACACGCGACCAGCAGGCAGCGAGGTACTCAGGGCACCAGTGGTCACCGCAGCAGAAGCCGAGGTGGAAGCAACAGTACCAGCACCAGCCGCTACAACAGCGTTTTCCAGCGAGGTGGGAACTTGGACGGTTTGTCCAGACGTATAACCGCCATAGGCGCGAGAAAGCAAAACAGTCATTTCAATTCTCCAAAAAGTGAATAGAAGCCACGGTTAAGGGGCATTCAATTAGGCGACCAGCTTACAAGCCAATTCGGGGTACGTGGCGGCCCATCCGAACAGCACATCAAGACGCATCAGGTTGTTATCGTTCACGCCGTCATAGAACTGCGTTACCTTCACGGTAAAGCCGTCATCAGACATTTGTGTGACCTTCGCGCCCGTGCCAGATTCTGGTGCGAACATGGGAACCATCGCCAGCGTAAACGCATCGCGGTGATACATGATGTTCGTGTCGTAAGCAGCGGAGGCAGCACCCAAGATGGTGATGGTCGCGCTGTTGGCAGGCGAGGCGGTCACGTTCTGGAAAGCGCCGGTAGGCGTGATGGCGGGGCTGATGCTCACCGAGGTAGCCGAGCTAGCAGCAGCAGCAGTTACGACGAACTGTTGCAGCGAGCCGGTATCCTGGCGGGACTGAGGGTTGACAGCGTTAACACCAGCAATGGTGAACACGGTGCCCACGGTCAAGGTGCCGTTCAGTGCGTTGACGGTCAGGGTAGAGCCGGTTTGACCTGCGCCGTTGACCGTGTTGGTTGCCTGAACAGCCGTGCCGTTGGTATGGCGCGACACGTTCTGATCCATCTGCACATCCAGCCCGAAAGCGTTCTGATACATGCCGTCGTTGTAGCCTTTGGAGATGGGGCCCGAAGCATTGAACAGACCGCCGAAGCCTTGCAGCACGGCAGCATTCATAGCTGGGTTGATCACCAAAGCACGCTGACGATCACGCGGTGCGGCCATTTCATCGAGCTTCTGATTGCCTTGCGTCAGCAGAGCATAAGCAGTTGCTTGGGTCGTTGGCAGAGTGCCGACAGTACCCACAGCGTTGGCCACGGTGCGGCGGGCGAGGTCCAGGCCTTGGCGGTCGATCTCATTCACCACAGCAGCCACAGCCGCTTGCATCTTCTGCTCGAACTGTTGCACGGACAAGGTGCGTTCAAACGAGGTGAAGTTCAAGTCCGTACCACCTTGGGAGAGGGTCAGCGGAATAGAAGTTTCGACCGTAGCTTGGGGCACAGCAACACGACCGGCGCGATAGGTGTAACGCGGAGGACGCTTGATGTTGATGGTTTGACCGGGCGAGTAGCCACGACCTTGGTTAGACGTGAATTCCGATTGGAAGTCACGATTGACGTTCTTGGCGAAGCCAAGCATGTTTTGCAGAATCGCCAGCGCTTCTTTAGCGACCAGCGAGCTAGTAACGAGTACGTTTGACATTTGGTGTCCTCAAAAAATTATCTTGACCATCGGGCACCTTGAGCAGCGCGGAGTTTTTTGTACTCCGAGAAGTCCGAGGTGTCCAAACTCTTTACAGCCGCTTTGCCCGTTCCCATCGGTTTGATTGGGTCAGGTGCTTTGCTAAGCCGTACCTCTTTTTTGGGAGCGTCAGCCAATTTGGCTTCAATCTTCCCAATTTCCGCAGCTTGGCGTGCAGGGGACATAGCAGAGATGCGCTTCACTTCGTCGGGGTTCGACGCCATGTAATGCATCAGTTTCGGGGCATCATCGCTTTCAATCAAAGCATGGGCGATGTAAGGTGTCAGGGGTAGCGAATCAAAGTCATCCCGGTCAAACCCTTCAATCTTTTCAGCTTCCTGATAGATCGTTTCGGTCTTTTGGGCCAACGTCTTTTGGCTTTCCTGTGCCTTTACCGCTTCTTGAGCAGCTTCACGCTGTTTCAATCGGTGCTCTACCTTGGCATCAATCCAATCAGCGTCATTTGCGAACTGGTCGCGCATGGGCTCATCGTTTACCTTGGTTTCCTGCCGAACAGGTGCAACCCTCTCAAGTGCTTCTCTGTAAGCTTGTGCCGCTCTGCGTTCCGCTTTCGCTTCCGCTTTGGCTAACCTTTTCTGCAAAATGGAATCAAGTTCCTCTTGCGTGAAGGTCTTTGCCGGAGGTGTTTCTTTTTCTGCCGAACTCTCCGTATGTTCGTCAGTGGCCACGGTAGTTTTTTCAGGATCCGTTACCTGATTTTCAACTTCGTTCTCCGTCTGGATAACTTCGGTCGATTCACTCATGCTTACCTCTTAGGTAAAAGGCTTTCGCCTGCCCCAGATAATCCCGTCTGGGTAGCGGGTTATGCCTGCGCCATCATTAAAGCGACGTAAGCAATGTCTTGTTCTTCAATCTCGCGCTCAATAGCTATTCGGTGTTGTTCGGCAAGTGCTATCAATTCAGCCGTTAGCTTCTCACGTTCAATTCGTGCAACTTCATCGGCATTCAATCGCTCTCTCAGCTTTTGCTCGAAAACTGCCGCGTATTTGGCAGTTTGTGCTTTAGCTTCTATTAGCTCTTTTTCAGCCTTTTTAGCTTCACGTTGCAGTAATTGTATATCGGATGATTGAGAAATGCTATCTGTAGCAGTTTCTTGATATATTTTCTCTTTTTCAGCTTGTTGACGGCGGCGCATTTGGTACATGTGCCAATCAAAAAGCGATGGGAATCCTGCGCCTTTTTGAATGAATGATCCGCCAGCAGATACATCACCAACCTGACCTGATGCTGATACGCCCGTCAGCGCTACTGTGACATCAGCGCCAACCGATACATTGCCAACTTGTCCCGTTCCTTGGACACCGCTTAGGGCAACCGATGTTGACGGCGCTATTGTTCCCGTCTGCCCAGTCCCTTGAACACCCGTCAGTGCGACAAACGTGTCGAGTGATGGT